TCCAGATCAAAACTTAGGTAGACCGGTGGCTATGTATGTGGGCGCAGAAGATTTAATCATGCCGTATGGGTCTAGTGGTGTTATGCACTGCGAGCGCGTGACCCATATGATGCGCAAAACCAAAAACGAAGTACATAAATTACAAGTAGCCGGCTTTTATCGTGACATAGAGCTGGGTGAACCCGTCCATATCCCCACGGATATTGAGAAAAAGAAAGCTGATGAGGCTGGGTACTCAATTACGGATGATGATAGATACCATTTGGCTGAGATTCACGTTGATTATGTGCTGCCAGGTGACGAAGATGAGGATGAAATAGCCCGTCCTTACGTCATTACTATAGAAAGAGGGTCAAGAAAAGTACTTTCTATTCGTAGAAACTGGGAAGAGAACGATAAAAAGTACTTAAAGCGCCAGCATTTTGTTCAATATACCTATATTCCTGGCTTTGGAGCGTATGGATTTGGATTAATTCACCTGATTGGTGGTTATGCTCGTGCCGGAACGATGATTATTCGTCAATTGGTGGATGCTGGATCACTTGCCAACCTACCTGGCGGTCTAAAAGCGCGTGGGTTGCGCGTAAAAGGGGACGATACACCGATTGCTCCAGGAGAATTCAGGGATGTAGACGTTCCTGGTGGATCTATTAAAGATAACATCATGACGTTGCCGTATAAAGAACCTAGCCAAGTGTTGGCTACGTTACTTGGTACGATTACAGACGAGGCAAGAAAGCTTGGCGCTATCTCTGATATGAATATCAGCGATATGTCAGCGAATGCACCGGTTGGAACTACGCTTGCTCTGTTAGAGAGACAGCTTAAGACCATGAGCGCGGTACAGGCTAGGGTTCATTACTCTATGAAGCAGGAATTCAAACTGCTCAAGCCGATGATCCGCGACTTTGCTCCAATGGATTATGAATATGATCCTGAAAAAGCAGACAAAAGCGCGAAGCAAAGTGATTACGACATGGTTGAAGTTATACCAGTCAGTGATCCCAATAGTTCTACGATGGCGCAAAGGCTTATGCAGTACCAGGCTGCAATGCAGATGGCACAGCAAGCGCCCCAGATCTATAACTTACCCAAGCTACACAGGCAGATGTTGGATGTAATTGGAATACCAAACGCCGAGGATATTGTTCCTACTGAAGACGATCAAAAACCAAGAGATCCAATATCAGAGAACATGGCTTTCTTAAAAGGCAAGCCAACCAAGGCGTTCATGTATCAGGATCACGATGCACACATTGCAGTTCACCAGGCAATGATGCAAGATCCTTTACTCCAGGCGCAGATTGGTCAAAGTCCTATGGGTCAACAGATGGGTGCAGCTATCATGGCGCATATATCTGAGCACTTGGCATTTCAGTATAGGAATAAGATACAACAACAATTGGGTGCTACGCTTCCTGCTCCAGATGAAGATATGCCGCAAGATCTTGAGGTTCAAATATCTCAGCTCACCGCGCAAGCAGCTCAGCAGGTACTTGCTCAGAGTAAAGGCCAAGCAGCTCAACAGCAAGCCCAACAGCAACAGCAAGATCCTCTGGTTCAAATGCAACAAGCTGAATTGCAAATTGCTCAGATGGAAGCTCAGACTAAGGCTAAGAAAGTTGATGGTGACTTGGCTATTAAACAGCAAGAGTTACAGATCAAGATGCAACAGGCTCAACAAAAGGCCGGGCCTAATCCGCAGATTGAAGAGCAAGCAAAGATTGCTGAGACACAGCAGAACTTGCAAACCATTGCTCAACAACATCAGCAAGATTTAATCCATAAGCAACAACAGCACGAGCTTGATATCCAAATGCTGCAACGTGAACACGCACAGCGCATGGAGCAAGAACAGCAGATGGCTAGGATTAGAGCGGCGCAGGAAATGCAACGCATGGATATAGCGGCGGAGACAGCTAAGAAGATGAGCGATATCCGCGAGAAGCAAGCTGACCAGCAAGCCAAGCAGCAATCCAAAGCGCAAAATGTTCAGAAACAAGAACCTAAGAAGGGTGAATGATGGAACAAAAAATACTTGAGCATCTACTGGGAAAGATCAAGCAGATCGAAGATCAGTATGCGGTTGCTATGGTAGGCAAGAGCGCTAGAGATTATGCTGAATATACAGAGATGTGTGGTGTCTTCAGGGGCTTGTCCCTTTGCAAAGGAGAAATAGACACCATGATGAGACGTTTCAAGGAACAAGAAGACAACGAATAACCAAGTGAACCGATATGGCGGGGGCGTATCGGTAAGCTATTTTGTAGCCCCCTGCGGAGGAAAAATATGGACTTTAATGTTCAAGCCGTAGACTTGTCTGGCATTCTTAACAAGAAAGCAGAGGACAAAGCTACTCAGCTTCCCGAACCCAAAACGTTTCATTTGCTGACGGTACTGCCTGAAGTGGATGAGAAGTTTGAAGGAGAAGGAGAGTTGGTTAAAGCATCACAGACCATGCACTTTGAAGAGGTACTGACACCAGTATTATTCGTAGTAAAGATGGGGCCTGATGCATACAAAGATGAAACCAGATTTCCATCTGGGCCATCATGCAAAGTCGGTGACTTTGTTATTGTCCGCCCCAATTCTGGTACGCGGATCAAGATACACGGCAAAGAATTTCGCTTGATCAAAGACGATCAGGTGGAAGCTACCGTGCAAGATCCCCGCGGCATTCAACGAGCAGCATAAGGAAACAACATGGCAACTGAATCAAGAACATTTAAATTTCCAGACGAGCAAGAGGGCAAAGACATTGAGATCGAGCAAGAGCCTGAACTTGAAATTGTTGACGATACTCCTGAACCAGATCGGGGCCGCAAACCGGCGGACGAACCACCAAAGGAGTTTTCCGATGACGAGTTGGAAACATACAACGATTCTGTAAAGAAAAGAATCAAGCACTTTACCAAAGGCTATCACGATGAGCGCCGCGCAAAAGAGGCGGCTTTCCGTGAGCGCGAGGAAGCCTTAAAGCTGGCGCAGTCTGTTGTTGAAGAGAATAAAAAGCTCAAAGGTTCTTTGAACCAAGGGCAAACAGCTCTACTAGAACAGGCCAAGAAAGTCGTGGATAACGAGATCCAGGCGGCCAAGAACAAGTACAAGGCGGCATATGAAATTGGTGATGCAGATGCTTTGGCTGAGGCACAAAGTGAACTAACTGCGGTAACCATTAAGGCAAGAGAATTACATAATTTTAAGCCGACCCCTTTACAAGAGGAAAGAAATGAGGTACAAACGCAGGTAACGCAACCACAGCAGCTAGACCGAAAGGCGGAGGCGTGGAAAGATAAGAATCCTTGGTTCGGCTCAGATCGGCGTATGACCAGTTATGCGCTTGCCATACATGAGGAACTCACACAAGATGAGCGTTTAAATCCATCGAGTGAAGAGTATTACCGAAGAATTGATTCCGAAATGCGTACTAGGTTCCCAGATGCTTTTGATAGCGGCACTGAAGTGGATGCATCTCCTCCACCACAGAAAAAGTCGATCGTTGCACCTGCTTCTAGGAGTACAGCATCAAAGAAAATCGTACTTACTACGAGTCAGGTAAATATCGCTAAAAGGCTTGGTGTCTCATTAGAGGACTATGCCCGTCAGGTTGCTAAACAAAGATCAGGAGCTTAATCATGTCAGAACAAAATCGTAAACCCAGAGAAACAGAAACCCGTGCAGTAGCACAAAGACCAGATGCCTGGAGACCTCCAGAGCAGTTACCGATGCCGGATCCCCGTCCTGGATGGGAGCACAGATATATCCGCATTAGTATGGTTGGAAATGCTGATCCTAAGAATATTTCTATGCGGATGCGTGAAGGTTATGAGCCTTGCAAAGCCGAAGAATATCCTGAGTTGATGATGCACGAAGTGAATGACGGGCGATTTAAAGGTGGCATTGAAGTCGGTGGACTGTTGTTATGCAGGATCCCCGCTGAGTTTGTTAAGCAAGCGCAGGATTACTACGCGAACCAAAACAAAGCTCAGATGGAGTCTGTTGACAATACTTTCATGCGCAATAGTGATCCAAGGATGCCTCTGTTTAAAGACAGACGTTCCGAGGTGACGTTCGGTAAATCTTAATTTTAGGAGTCCTTAAATGGCATATCCAACTGTCTCGGCCCCATACGGGTTCAAGCCGGTCAATCTGATCGGCGGACAGGTATTTTCTGGTTCTACCAGAAACTTACCTATCCAGTACAACTACGCAAGTAACTTGTACTATGGTGATATTGTTAAATTGGTTCGTGGCTTTGTTGTGCAATCTACCATTACTACAAGTACTGGTGTAAGCACATGGGGTACAGATGCACCTACAGACAATATCGTTGGTATTTTCTTAGGCTGTTCTTTCACAGATCCAGTTACTAAGCAAAAGCGTTATAGCCAATACTGGCCCGCCAACACATTGGCTGGTGATGCAGTAGCTATCGTTGCTGATGATCCTGATCAAGTTTTCCGTGTAGTAGCTTTGGCTTCTGGTGGTACTCTTGCTTCTGGTTCTTTGGCTTTGATTGGTCAAGACGTAGCTATCAACCGTTCATGGTCTGCTGGTACAGGTAACGTTAACACTGGTGATTCATACATCGGCGTTACATCTCCTGCATCTTTGACAACTACAGCGGCTGTACCAATGCGTGTATTGCAAGTTGTGCCTGATACTGTTGTGTCACTAGGTACTACTACTTACACAAGCATTTCTTCCACAACCATTACCTGCGCTGCAATTCCAAACGCATTGCCAGTTGGTACTGATATTGGAACTCTTGCTGCTAACGGCCAATACATTTCCTCTGGCAGCTTTGTTGCATCAGCAGCAACAGCCGGATCGACATCTATTTCCGTAAACATAGCACCAAGCCCAGTAATGGTGGCATCTTCAACCCTAGTATTTAACCAATACCCTGAGTTACTCGTTAAGTTTAACTTTGGCGTTCATGGTTACTACTACCCAGTTACAGTTTAAGGAGTAACATAAATGGCTATTTCACGCGCACAACTGCTTAAAGAGTTACTTCCTGGACTGAACGCATTGTTCGGATTAGAGTATGCCCGTTATGGGGAAGAGCATAAAGAGATCTACGAAACAGAGACATCTGAGCGTAGCTTTGAAGAAGAGACCAAGTTATCCGGTTTCTCTGCTGCACCAGTCAAGAACGAAGGCTCTGCCATCGCTTATGACAATGCACAAGAGGCATGGACAACTCGCTATAACCACGAGACTATTGCTCTTGGATTCTCAATTACCGAAGAGGCTATTGAGGATAACTTGTACGACAGCTTGTCTGCTCGCTACACCAAGGGTCTTGCTCGCGCTATGGCCTACACCAAGCAAGTTAAAGCCGCTGCTCCTTTGAACAACGGTTTCAACTCTGCATATGTTGGTGGTGACGGCGTTTCTTTGTTTAACTCTGCTCACCCATTGGTGAACGGCGGTACAAACAGCAACAGCCCATCTACTCCTGCTGACTTGAATGAGACTTCTCTTGAGAATGCCGTTATTCAGATCGCTGCATGGACAGATGAGCGTGGTCTTTTGATCGCTGCTAAGCCCAAGAAGTTGATTGTTCCACCTGCACTACAGTTCGTTGCAACTCGTTTGCTCGAAACTAAATTGCGCGTTGGTACAAACAACAATGACATTAACGCTATCGAGAACAATGGTTCTATCCCAGAAGGATACACAATCAATCACTTCTTGACAGCGCCTAATGCATGGTTCTTGTTAACCGATGTACCTAACGGTATGAAGCACTTCGAGCGTACCCCCCTGCAAAACAGCATGGATGGTGACTTCGATACAGGCAACGTCCGTTACAAATCCCGCGAGCGTTATAGCTTCGGATGGTCAGATCCACTAGGAATCTACGGTACATATTGATCTTCGGATTGATAAAAAAATAAGGGGCTTCGGCCCCTTTTTTGTTGACTATTTCTATAAATGGTGTATTATCTACGCATCTGGGAATCCAACCTTGTTGCCACTGGCCCAGCAGACGATGCAACGATTAACAAGGTATCTTTTGCATAAGGAAACTTATAATGGCACGCAGTACATTTGAAGGCCCAATTCTATCGGGCGATAACCGTTTTGGCGCACAACGTGATGTTGGCCCAGTATTACTATCCCAGTCTTGCCTTTTAGATTTTTCTAACACTACCGCTGGTACTGCCGGATACGGTGGTGGATCTGGACAGTTTGTTACATCTAACACATTACCTAATTCAATTGCTACTATTTATACGCCACAAGCAGGTGTATTTAGTAACACTGGCCCAACAGCGGCAACAGCTCCAACTGCTGATGCAACTGGTACGAACTATCGTGGCGCAGTATTTTTACTGCCTTACCAGTCTTATATTCAGAACATTTTTATTGATAACATTGTTCAGCCTACTGATGGTACTCACGCAGTAACATCTATCCAACCATACATTGCAAATAACTTTGTAACAACTGGTGGAACATATGCTACTGTTGCTGCTATTACAGGTTCAAGCATTGGCCGTTCAACAGCAACATTTACTGCTGCTCAATACGCAAATGCACAATCTACATTGCAAGATGTACAAAACTTACAACCTGGTCAGCAACCTACATGGTTCTCACAAGTTGTTGTTAACTTAGCATTGACTGTATCAAGCTTAACTACTGTTAACGCTGGTAAGATTAACATCATTATCCAGTATGTACAGAACGACCCATCAGTCAACGTTGGTAATTCAACTACCTACCCATACGGTAACTACGACTAATCAGTAGGGGCTACGGCCCCTTTCTTTGGCTTAATAGGGGTTTATATGGGTTTGTCATTACGGAATTACTTCTTTTCTAAATCAGGAAGTATCAATACAAATACCACTGGGTTTGCGAACCAAGGCGTACAAACGCCTACGCAAGAGTGGGAAGCTATTGATGGTTCAGCGCAGGTGCTTATGCCACAACGTCTGCGTGATGTTGTTGGCAAATTAAAAGTATCTCAATCTCAGAACATCTATGATGCCGACTTTGAATATGGTGTCCAGCCATTACGTTGGGAAAACTATATTCAGAATACTTCTGGTCAAGCATCCATAGTTCAGAACCCAGGTCTTGGCGGTGTGTCAATGACCATTGGTGGCGGCAATACTCCAGGCGATATTACGATTCGTCAAAGCCGTCCTTACCATAGATATCAGCCAGGTAAAACTTTTTACATGGCATCCAACGTAAACTTTGGCGCATCAGTATCTGGACAGTATCAGCGTGTTGGAATCTTTGATGACTCTAACGGCATATTCTTTATGCAGTATGGTGCGACTAATCCAACCAATCCATATGCAATGTATGTAGTAGTTCGCTCTGATTCAGGCGGATTACCCGTTGATACCATTGTTGATATGTCGCAATGGAACGGAAATAGAAATATTATCAATGCTTTGGACTGGACTAAAGTTCAAATGATTTGGATGGAGTACGCATGGTACGGCGCAGGAGCTTTGCGTTGGGGCGTAGTTCTTAACGGCGAACCTTATATTCTCCATCAGATTGGCGCAGGTAACGGAGCTTATACAGGAAGTTCACAGACAACTCCTTGGAGCCGTACAGGTAACTTGCCAGTTCGCTACGAGCAAAGAGATACAGGTAGCGCAACATCTTCAGTAATGACTCACTACGGTGTGTCAGTATTGATTGAAGGATCAATTGATAGACAGCGTGGCTTTACCTATTCATATGGTAATGATGCTAAGACTCAAAACCGTGCTCCTTCATCTGCAATTGTTCGCTATCCTGCAATGTCATTCCGTATGAGAGCTGTTGGATCAGATATTTTTGATCAGACTAATGCGGCTTGTACTGGTGGATCTGCACAAACTTTGACAATCAGTGCAGCTACTCCTGCTATTTCTAGCGTAGTTGGCCAACCTAATAGCGGTCAAGCT